CAAAGGGAGGTTACTCTTTAAATAAACATAATTACTCAAGAGGGGGTACCACAAGAGGTGCTAGCTCTGGTTACGCAGCAACTCTACACGGAAATGAGGCAGTAGTTCCACTTCCTGATAACCGTCATATTCCTGTAGACCTACAAGGTGGTGCAGGTCAACAGAATATTGTAACTGTAAACGTCTCTATGGATAATAGCGGTAATAACTCAGACTCTAGTTCAAACGGCCAAATGGGGGCAAATATAGGAAAAGTAATTGCTCAAGCAGTACAAGAAGAATTACAGTATCAAAAGAGATCGGGCGGTATATTAAACCCCTATGGAGTATCATAATGGCGGTCGGATTAATAGTAACAAATATTACTGATAAAGTCATACCGGATAAGACTTTAGCTAAGGCTTCGTCCCCTAACGTACTGGTTGCACAATTTGGCGACGGGTATCAACAAAGAATTGCAAGCGGGTTAAATTCTATAAAAGAGACTTTTACTACTTCATTTAATAATCGTCCTAAAGCAGAGGCAGATGATATTGATGCATTTTTTAGTGCAAAAAAGGGAGTAACTGCTTTTAACTTTACTTATCCCGATACTAATTCTACTTCAGCAGCTACAGCGGTTACTAGCGGAAGCCCTGGGTCTACAACAAATATTACATTGACTTCTTCAACTAACAACTTAGATATATCTCCAGGAGCGACAGTAACAGGTCAAAGTGTGACTGTAGTTAGCATTTCAGGCACCGCATTAGTATTAAGTGGAGCAATAAATGTGGCGGCAGATACTACTTTAAATTTTGTTAACTCTAACGAACGAGAAGTAAAAGTAGTATGCCCTGATTGGAACGTTGCTTTTTCTAACTCTGACCATTATAATATAAGTGCAACTTTTGAGCGAGTATATGAACCATGAGCAATGTAGTTATAGCAACAGATGCCCAAGACCTAGAAATAGACAGTGGAATAGTAGAACTATATGAGATTGAAATAGGTACTGTCCCCGAGGGAGAAGATTTAGGTACTAATATACTTTATTTTCATCCTGGTAAGGATTTAGATAATGGTACTGCAGATAATGACTTAATATATAATGGGAACACCTATGTAGCTTTGCCCATTTTTTTAGAGGGGATAGAAAAATCTGCTGAAGGGGCTTCCCCTCGTCCTAAGCTAACTTTTGCAAACGTAGAGTCTATTATTAAAGATAATTCAATTTTTAAAACACAGATGGATGATGGTACTTGGCACTCAGAAATTGACAAAGTTGCTGTAAATTCAGATAATTTTAAAATGAATGATTTAATAGGTGCTAGAGTTACTAGACGAAAAACTTTAGAAAAGTATACTGGTTCGGGAGTAACAGGCTATGAATTCGGGAAAGAACTCTTTGTAATTGATAGAATAACTAACAAAAATAGTATTTTTATAGAAGTAGAACTAGCCTCCCCCATGGATTTAGGAGGGGTTAGAGTACCAAGACGTCAAGTTATTGGAAAATATTGTCCTTGGGTCTATCAACAAGGAGTGACTGATATTACTAAAAGTGCTTGTATCTGGAAGACTCACGAGCAATTCGAAGATAAAGAAGAAGATGTTTTTAGCTTTTATTTCACAGTTAATGACGAGCCCTTAATACTAGCTAGTAAATTTACTGGCAATACTGTTATTCAGCCTTATTGGCAAGGACAGCATAACTCAAGCACTTCTTATACAAAGAGTCATTTTGTATATACAGGCTCGTTAACAGACAATCCTATATATTGGAGATGTGAATCAGACCATAGCGGTGTTACTCCGAAAGAAGGCAAAACCCAATGGCAAATAGTAAGAACTTATACTGTGTGGAGTAATAGTGAAAACTATATAGTTAATTCAGCAGATGCTAGAAGAAATTCATATGTTAAATATGGGAATACCATATGGAGAGCAGTCAGAGCAAATACTAACGTTATTCCTGGGTCTAATGAAAGTGTATGGACTAGGGGGGATGTTTGCGGTAAATTACTTAGGTCTTGTAAAATCAGGTATCAAGGAACACCTGTTATGAATGGGGGAGGGGACGGTATTCCTTCTTCTGAAGTAGATACAAATATTCCTTTGCCTTTTGGGGCTTTTCCTGGAACTAGGAAGTTCCGCTAATGGAGTACTTAGAAGATATTAGAAAACATTTTGAAGAAGAGTACCCTAGAGAAGGCTGTGGGATTCTTTCTATTGTTAAAGGTAAAAAGGTATGGTATCCTTGTGTAAATTTAGCAAAAAATGAAGAAGATTTTATACTTGATTCCACCGAGTTTTTAAAAATAAAACGAACATCAGATATAATAGCGATAGTACATAGCCATCCTGATGCTAGTCCAGAGCCTAGTGAATTAGATGTAAAATATTGCAATACTTTAGGTATTCCTTATTATATTTTTAGTTACCCTGATATGGAAATGCACGTATTAGAGCCTGAAATTAATACTACTGATCTATATGGAAGAGAGTATGAATTTGGAGTAACAGATTGTTTTGAAGCTATGAGAGATTATTTGCTCAATAAAGATATAGTTATACCAAAAAGAGCAATGTTTGAGGACGATTGGTGGGAAAAAGGATTAGATTATTTTAATGATGAGATAATATCTGAATGGGGCCATAGCCCTGTAGAGATATCTGAAATGCAAGCAAATGATGTACTAATTTTTAGAGTTTTAGCAGATACAAATAATCACTGTGGGGTGTATATAGGCAATGACTGTTTCTACCATCACGCAAATGAAAGATTATCTTGTAGAGAAAGTTTATATCCTCTATGGCATAAATACTTAGTAGGAGCTTATCGATATGATGCGTAATGTTTATTTAGAAGGAGAAATGGGAGAGCGATTTGGCTCTCATTTTGAGTTTAATGCGCCTACAGTACAGGATGCTATAAAATGCTTAGATGCTAACTTTCCTGATTTGAGAAAATACTTCATAGACTGCCATGAAAATGATATAGGATTTGAAGTAGATGTAGCTAATAATAAATTAGACTACGAGGTAGAAATGCTTATGGCTCTTCAAGAAGGGGATATTACAATTACTCCTATTCCTGCAGGTTCTAAATCTGCGGTAGGAAAGATACTCGCAGCCATAGCCATGGTAGTAGTTGCTATTTATGCTCCTCAATTATTTGGCGCAATGGGAACTGCCACAACTACTTCGACTGGTGTAGCAATTCAAGGAGCGACACAAGGAATGATAGGAGGCTTTGGGGGTGCTTTTGGATTAACTACAGCGCAAATTCAAATGGGTTTAGGCATGATGGCTGTAAATTTAGCTATGGCTGGAATAAATCAAATGATGGCACCTGATCCTGCAACTGATGGGGACCAAGAGACTTCTTATTTATTTAATGGAGCGGAGCAAAATATAATACAAGGAGATCCTGTACCTGTGTTATACGGAGAGTTGCGAGTGCCTGGACAGCCTATGAGTTTTGAAATTGCAGGAGTAAATGCAAGAATTAATACTTTAGGCTGGGATCAATTTGGCGGAGCTTATGCTTCGAACACTAAAGGGAAATAGATAATGCCTCAACAATCCATAAATGCACTTGATAGAAGATTACACTCTGCAAACAATGATACTATATCAAAAGCTGTTACTAGGAGTAGAGAACAAACTATATTAGTTTCTGATATAATTTCTGAAGGCCCTATTCAAGGGCTTGTAGGGGGTGGGACAGGTATTTTTCTAGATAATGATGCTCTTCAGTCTTCTGAGCAAACATCTATAATGCCAAAAGCTGGAGTTGAGGCGACTTTTACAGCAAATTCAGATCAAGTTATTGTCGACCCAGGAACTGGGAGCTTCCACGCTGCTCTAGGGGGTGAAGGCACGAAGTACCTCATGGTATATGGAGTTTATAGTACTCCTGTTACTTTATCAGATATAACACCTCCAACTGATTCTTATATTTGGGCAGGAAGCTTATTTGATAGTGGTTCTAATGCACAAGTTCGACGAGTACCTATAGGAGGTAAAACTACTCTTACAAGAGTTACAAATCAAGGAAGTGAAATAAAAGACTCCTGGGTTCACTCTACTAATAATACTGGAGGGGTTATTGTAAATAAGCCCTCTAATAATAGTATATTTGTTAATCTTAAGTTATCTAAAAGCGGTCATATTTTACGAGGAGGCTTATCTGAGGTTAATGAAACTAACCAAACTGCAGTTTTTATGTGGGGAGGGCAATATAATTGGAAGCTGCTAATGTCAGATGCAGATCGAGAAAGTGGCGTAGTACATACCTTACAGTCAGGATTATTTTTAGAAATAGAAGCGATTGATGGTAATACTATCACTCTTGACAGTGCTTTGCCAAATGACTGGGCTACAGGAAAGTATTCGTTTGGTATAACTGCAGCATTATTGGAGGATGATGCAACCGGCTCAGAAAGAGCCCGAATAGAGGAAAAATATCCAAATTCAGGATGGAGTTTTAATTCAGGTACTTCAGATCAAGAACCTTTACCTACATTAGAAGGGTATGGTACCTCTTCTGTAGCTTTACCATTTACGGATGCGGCATTAAATAAAGGTGCGGCGAGAACAATTACAGCTTCAGGTGCCCAGGCTTCTGAAATTGATGAAGTAAAGATTTTAGTAAACTATCCTAACGGATTATATATTTATAGTGATAGAAGCGGTAATGAATACCCCGCTGGAGCAGCTTATAAAATAGAACTTAGTGTAGACACAGGAGGTATAGAGCGATATAAAATAGTTGAGTCGCCCGACGGTTCATCATTTAATAATGAACCTGTGTGGAGGCATTCAGGCCAATATAAAAGCGCTGTACAGTTTGAAATGAGATTTAGCTTAGAAGAATTTCAGCCTTTTTATGGTTTCAAAATAAAAATAACTAGGGTTACCAAGCATGATCCTGAGGATATGAGCGTTATTGCAGGAGGGGGAGGTGATAACGGTGCAACAAGCTCTGACTTACATAGTGCAGAAAGCAGACATAAAGGAGTTTATACCAGCGTTATTTCTAGTGTAATAGGTATAGTAAAAGAAAAATTATCCTTTCCACATACTGCAATGGCTAATGTAAGTTTTAGTTCCAAATCTTTTACTAATGTTCCTACTCGTAGTTATTTATGTCAAGGATTAAAAGTAAAAGTCCCTTCTAATTATGTAACTAGGGAGCAGTCGGCAACAAAGGTTGCTAAGTATACTCGTAATTCTTTAGGAGCAATTACTAGTACACCTCAATTATGGGACGGAAATTTTCTTCAAGATAGCGAAGGCAAGGATATATTAGTATATACAGATAACCCTGCCTGGGTATTTTATGACATGTTAACTAATAATAGATATGGTTTAGGAGATTATTTAAAAGCTGACGATATAGATAAGTATTCTTTATATAAAATTTCAAAATATTGTGATGAACTAGTTCCTGACGGGAAGGGAGATACAGAACCTCGTTTTCGTGCAAACCTATATCTTACAAAAGCTACAGACTGTTATAAAGTATTAAAAGATATGGCTACTATATTTAGAGGTATTTTATATTGGACGGATGCTACTTTTAGACCCGTAATTGACGAACCAACAGAACCGGTCTATACTTTTTCTAGAAGTAATATAATAGATGGTAGTTTTAATTATGAAAGTACGGGCTCTAAAACTCGTGTAAACCAGATAATAGTTGAGTGGTCAAACCCAGACGCAGAGTATAAATTAGAACCCATCATTGTAGAAGATCGGGAAAATCAGATTAAAACCGGAACGATAAAAAGTGAAAAAGCCGTAGCTTTTGGGTGTACTTCAGAGGGGCAAGCAATAAGATACGGAAGATGGAAATTATGGACAGCTATTCATCAAACCGAGATAGTTAATTTTTCAACTTCTGTAAATGCAGCATTTTTAGCTCCTGGAGACGTAATTAATGTTCAAGACGAAGCAGATTTTAATATAGCTTTTAGTGGCAGGGTTAATTCTTGCACCTCCTCAGCTATTACTATCGACAGAGCGATTTCTTCTAATTTTTCGGCGGGTTACACTTATAGTATAGCTTTAATATTGCCTAAAAGAACTATATTACTTAATCAAGATAGTGCTGTAATTTCAGACAGTGGAGGAGGTAGCTCAACTTATACTAGGGGGGATCAAATAACTCATGCTTTGGTGGGGGGTACTATTACTGAACTGTTATATAAAACAACTGGAACGGTAAGTGGTGCTGTAAACAATTCTGTAAATGTGACTCTTTCTGCGTCTAACTCTCTTATTAATGTAGGGGATACTATAAAAGGTACTTCTGTAGATAATAATATTACAGTTGCGGCTATAAGCGGTACTAGTTTGACTTTAAGTGCTGCTCAAACTATTTCAGATACTACTACTTTAACTTTTGAAAACGAAGAATTAACACGTAGACAAATCGAGAGCGCATATGATACTGCCGGTAATTTGCTAAACTTACAGTATATAACTGAAACAGTATTAGAAGAGAGAACTTTAACTACAGCAAGCACCACTACCTCTGATGGCAGAGATACTATTCCTATTTCTTCGGCTTTTTCTGTTCTTCCCACGAATGGAGATATATGGGCTATAAAACAAGTTGATTCTTCAGGGCAAAAAACAGCAGCGTCTTATAAACAGTATAAAATATTAGCAATAGCTGAAGATGCAGACGAAAAATACGGTTTAGTAGCTGCAGAATATAACCCCCAAAAGTTTGATTCTGTAGATTCGGAATTTGTGCTAGCATCAGCAGATCCTTTGTACCCTCCTGAAAGTGTAGACGAAGTACCGCCCCCTCGTAATTTACGTATACTTACTATGTCTGATCCAGATAGAAGAGGCGAGGAAGTAATGGTTGAGTGGGACTCTCCTCTTGCTGCAGGAACTTCCGGAGTTTCCACAACATATGAAAGCTTAGGAGGGTTTAAGGTAGCTCAAACTTTTCATAGGATAGGAAATTTTGGTAGTGGCGGGTTTGGTGGTATGATGGAATTTCTTAACGATGGAATTCCTGTTTCAGCTAACACGCGATCATTAAAATATTCTGGAGTTCGAAATGGAAAACACGTAGTAACAGTACAAACTGT